CTGCGCGGCCACGCCGGTCTGCTCGGGCTCGTCCATCGCAGAGCCCAGCTCGACCGACAGGTCCATCATCTTGGCGGCCTTGGCGTACTCGGTCAGAACCTTGCGCATGATCTGCCCGGCGTCGACCGCCTTGCCGTTCGCCAGGTCGACGGTGTGGCCGGTGCCTTCCAGCAGCGGCCGGGCCAGCTCCACGAGGAACGGCGGCACGCCGGAGTCGCGCACGAGCCGCGCCCGCTCGGCCTCGTACCGCTGGGTGTCCAGCTCGGAGGTGATCACCGAGAGCTGCCGGGCGTTCTCGTCGGCGCGGACGTTGGCCATCTCAATCGCCATCGCGGCCTGGTTCGACAGGCCAGGAGCCGCGGCGGCCACCTGCCCCTCGAACTCGGCCTGCAGGGCGGCCAGCTCCTCGTCGGGCATCTCGGCGATGAGCTGCGCGAGCTCCTCGTCGGTCAGCTCCGCGTCGGCGCCGTCGCCGACCAGCAGACTGAGGTCCGCGTCGGCGAGCGCCGTGAGCGCGTCGATCTTGTCTTCGGGGATCTGCAGCAGCTTCGAGAGCTTACCGCGCTCCTCGGCAGTGAACTGGTCGCCAGACACGGTCATCTCCTCGCCCGTGAAACTGAATGTTGAAAGGTCCAGGACCGCCTCGGCGTCGTTGGACGCCTCTACGGCCTCCCATCCGCCGAGCCCGGGGATACGCGGATCGAGCGTGCCGAGCACGTGCTGGACGGCGGCGGTGAAGAACTTGCCGTCGCTGCGCGCGTAGTCCTCCACGATCCGGGCGGACACTCCGAGGTTCGGATTCTCCTTCAGGACCTTCTCGCCGCGCTCGGTGGCCGCGAGCTTGATATACAGCCCGTCTTCCGCCACCTCGAAGTCGGTGATCTCGCCGCCGAACCGCTCGACATCGTTGGTGTGGCTGTTGTCACTCCCGGCCAGCTGGAACGGCACCTGGTCATAGGCGCGCTCCTGGAACGACCTGGCCAGCCCGGCCAGGTAGTCCCGGGTGAAGTGCAGCGTCCGGCCCTTGTAGTCGACATCGCCGACGGGCAGGACGCGCTTGCGCCACACCCGGTTGCCGAGCTCGACGGCCTGCGTGCCGGTGAACGGGGTGAGGACGGCCGTGGTCACGACGAGGCCTTGGTGAACTTCCCGGCGCTCATGTTCTGCGCGCGCTTGGCGAACGCCAGCGCGCGGTCGGCCGGGAAGCCGCGTCCCCGCAGCTTGGCGTAGATCGCCTTGCCCTTCGGCGTCAGCCCGTCCGTGGGCTCTGCCCCGGAGGTGTCGTCGCTGGACATGGCCGTCAGCTGCGGGCCGTCTCCGGCCGACACGGTCGGGGTGGCCAGGGCGCTGATCGCCGGGACGCCGAACTTCTGCATCAGCGGCGTCTGCTCGGGCGGCTGCGCGTAGGGGACGGCGGACCGCTCGGGCGTGGTCGACGCGCGGTTCCAGGTTCCGAGCAGATCCATGAGCGCGGCCCGCTGGTGCGTCTTGCCGGGCAGCGGGCTGCCGCCGGACGGGGTGGCCGACCAGCTGCCGTCTTCCTGCCGCTTGATCTGCCCGATGTCCACGCCGCCGCGGCGGTGCCGCACCTGTGCGACGCCGTCGGCTCCCCGGCTGACGAGGATGTCCCACGGGCTGGTCACCGGAAGGCGCTTGGACAGGCCGATTGACTGGCCGCCGGTGTTGGACTGGGAGCCGTAGTTCCCGCCCTTCGCCCCGACGCCGAGGCGCTGGCCCTGGAAGCCGGTCGACTTTTGGTCGCCGGCCTGCGGGGCGCGCAGCTTGGACGACCCCTTCTCGAAGTCGCCCACGCCGCCGGACGTGCCCTGTCCCTCGTCCATCTTGCCGCCGGATGGGTAGCCGGCGCCCGTGCCGTTGTGCGTGTGCGCGAGCGACGCGAAATCGTGGCTGTGCGTCACGACGTGGCTGTGCTCGTAGCCGCCCTCTTCGGACCCAGCTGCCAGGCCGAGGGCGCTGCTGTGCGCGTGGCCCGTGGCCGACAGCTTCGCCATGCCCTTGCGCCCGTACTTCTGCCGGCCGATGTGCGCCGCCAGGGCGTCGGGGTTGTGCGCCCCGCGGGCCGCCAGCGCTGCCGACAGCTTCTCGAAGTTGGATCCTGATCCCGGTGGGGCTCCGGCGTGCGTCGCCATGTGGCCTATCCTCCCGTGCGCGCCTGCGCAGAGATCGTTTCTGGGGGCATGATACCGCCTGGTAGACCATTGTGCAGCTTTAGCTCCATGGACAGTGCCGTGGCGCCGGTGCCGCCGGTGGCTCCCGATCCCCCGCCGTGGTCGATTTCCACATCGACCAGGCGGATCGGCTGGCCGTACTGGCCGGTGGCCTGCTGCACCTTCAGGACCCGGTAGTCCTGGTCCTTGGGCAGCAGAACCTCCTTCTCGGACGGGTTGCTCGACAGGCCGCGGGTGGACAGGGCCGACTCGCCCTTCTTCAGGCGCACCCGGACGACCGCCGCCCCCTTGCCGACCCCGGCGTACGTCTTGGCCGTCGCCCCGTCCGTGGTGGTGGACAGGAAACCTGGCTCGTGGACGCGGTCGCCGGGCTTCACGCGGCCCAGCTGCGCGCGCCCGTGCAGCAGCACCATGTCGTGCTGCGCCACCGATCCGCGCACGATCCTGTCCAGAGCGTCGGTGCCGTGTCTGTCGGCCGTGTCCTGGGTGCCGTCGCGCAGACGCCTGTTCATCTCGCTGAACCCGTCGCCGCTGTAATGCCGGACCCGCTGCGCCTGCTGGCCGCTCAGTTTCGGGCGCGACCGCACCAGCGAGTCGTGCACGGCCTCGCCGATCTTGGCGTGCTCGGGGTCCCAGGGCCGGTCGCCCTTCGCCCATCGACCGTGCGCGTCTCGGGCCTGGTGCTCCCAGGACGCGAACTCGACCTGGCCGCTGATCGAGTCATCGGCCATGGCCGAGCTGCCCGGTGATGTTGAGCTCCACCGCCTGCCGGGAGACGGTCGACAGGTCTTCCTTCTTGATCAGCTCGTCCAGCCATCTGGCCTCGGCCGGGTAGTTGTCCCTGATGTGGTCGGACAGCTTGCGGGCGTGCTCGTGGGCGCCCTTCAGGTGCTTGTCGGCGTGGTCGGCGTCGAAGTTCCAGGACGTGTCGTCTGTGTCGTCGAGCATCGCCTGGGAGTGCCGCTGGGCGTGCGCGCCGTCGTACATGATCGTCTGAAGGAGGTGCGCGAACGAGGCCGCCTTGGCCGCCGGGTTCACCGCCTTCGACATCTCCACCGGGCCGCCGCCGAGCGGGAAGCGGACCACGTCCTTGCCGCGGTGCACCGACAGGTGCGTGAACCGCACCGGGGTCTGCGGCACCGGGGCGGGCAGCGGCTCGCCGGGCCCCATGTACGCCAAGGTGACATGCGGCTTCCAGTCCTTGTGCTCGCTGGCCGACAGATCCTGCAGGGAGCTTTGGACCCGGTCGGCGCCAGGTAGCACGACGCCCGCCCAGGCGACCGTCTTCCCGTCGCTGCCGCCGGACGGCTTGAACGTCCCGATCCCGCCGACCGTTCCGGACAGCGGCCCGGGCATCGCGGCAGCCGCCGCGCGCGCCCGGTCGCACGCCTTCGCGAACGCGGCGTCGTCCACGTCGGGCCCGAGGTACACCACCGTGATGTGGTGGTCGTCGACACCGCCCGGCACCGGGGAGATGGCGCCGGACGGCAGGTCGAGGGAGATCATGCCGGAGCGCGGGTTCAGGCTGTAGCCCGAGGCCAGGTCCATCACCTGGTTCAGCGCCCGCCACTCGGCCGCCTCGGCCGGGTAGTGCTCCAGCATGTTGTCCTTCAACTGGCCCGCCTGGTCCATGGCGATCTTCAGGTGGTTGTCGAAATGCAGGTTGTTGTAGTGCCGCAGGTCCCCGCTGGTCTTGCGCATGACCTGCATGCGCTCCTCGGCGTGCGCCAGCTCGTTGCTGATGTCGTTGACCCGGTGCGCGGTGAACATCGACACGGCGGTCGGGTTGTCCGGGACCGGCGGCAGCTTGTGCAGCTGCCCGGTGATGCCCGCCTCGCCCGGGCCGGTCACAGCTTCCCCGCCATCGCCGTCGCCTGGCTGGCCTGGGTGAGCAGCGCGGAGATCTGCGTCTTGAGCGCGGCGACCTGCTGCGCCTTCGTCGTCGCCGGCGCCGCCGCCTTGGATGCCGCGCCTGCTCCGGAGGCGGTCTTCTTGGCCGCCGCAGCCGGTGCGGCCGGCGCGGCGGCGGTCTTCTTGGCGGGTGTCGGGGACGCGGTCTTCCCGGTCGTCCCGGCCTTGGTCGCCTTGGCGGTCGCGGCGGTCGTCGCCGCGCTCGCGGCGGTCAGCGCCGCCAGCTGCTTGACCAGGGCCGCCGCCTTGGCCCGGTCCGCCTTCGCCTTGGCCAGAAGCTGCGCCTTCTGGGCCGCGGCCTGCTTGGCCGACTGCTGCGGCGCTGCGGGCGCGGGCGCCGACGACCCGCCGGCGCCGAACGTGCCGTTGGCCGCCCGGGGGTCGGACGCCGCGCCGGCCGCCGTCCCGACCAGCTCGACCACACCCGCCCACGAGTCGGCGGTGTGCCCGTGCACGGCCTTCGCGCGCGCCTGCTTGGCCAGCTCCCCGCCCTCCGCCGCGGCGGCTGCCGCACGGACCTCGGGATGCACCTTGCCGCCGCCGGACGACCAGCGGCGGATCGCGCCGCGGGCGACGGCGTACGCCTTGCCGGGCTTCATCCCCCGCTTCTCGATCAGCGCCTTGACGATCTGCTGGAGGTAGGCGGTGTGGCCCATGCCCTCGACGTCGTACAGCCCCGGGCCGCCCGGCTTGCCGCGCGGAGCGGGCGTGGCCGCCAGCCGGGCGGTCTGCGCCGACAGCTCGACCATCCGGTCGATGTCGTCCCAGGACAGCACGGCCTGCGGCGTCGGGCGCCCCGGCAGTTGCCGCTCCTTGCCGCTCGGCGCCTTCGGGCCGCCGGCCATCGCCCGGTCGATGCCGGAGTTCTGCGCCGGGGCCGGGTTCATCGCGGCCTTCACCGTCTTGGGGAGCCCGGGGCCGCCATCCGGACCCGCCGCGCCGGGCAGCTTCTGCGGGTTCATCGAGTCGCCCATCGGCAGGTTGCTTGGCTGGGTGAAGGTGGCCGGGACGGCGCGCAGGCCGTTGTTGTGCGCCTCGCCGTCCTCCAGATCACTGACCAGCATGTGGTGCCGGTTGATCAGATCCATGTTGACCTTGGCCTTGGCGTGGCCGTCGTCGTCGAGGATTCCGTGGCGCATCAGCGACAGCGGAGTCATGGTGTGCATCGCGGCCATCAGGTGCCGCTTCGAACCCGCGTGGTTGCCGGACTCTAGCGCGCGCGCCGCGTCGCGCAGGTGCTGTGGGGCGGCCATGCCCGGCAGCTCGTCGTCGATTTTCCCGGCCAGTGCGCGCATGCCGCTGGCGGTGCGCTGCTTCGACTGCGACAGGGGTACCGGTGTCTTGCGCGCGAACGCCATGTCAGCTGCCCACCTTCTCGCTCGTGCCGTCCCAGGTGAACTCGTCCACCGGCCGGTGCATCCGGCACCCGCAGCAGTAGGTGCCGCCGTAGAACTTCGGGTCGCGCGCGTACGTCTCGGCCAGGGCCGTGCTCATCGTCGTGAGGGTGCCGCACCCGCCGGTGTGCACGTAGCTGCGGCGCACCGGCCTCACGAAGCCCTTGGCGCGCTCCGACTCGCTCAGCACCAGGTACGCGGGGGCCTGCGGAACCGGCTGCTCGTCGCTGCCGTGCGTGAGCTCCGGGTCGTTCGGGTCGTCGGTCAGCCTGCTCATGCGTCCACCAGCTCTCCGTTTCGGATCCAACCGTGCCAGCCGTCGGGCCGGCTGTGCCAGATCGACGGGGACACGTCGATCGCGGGCGGCGTGCCGTTGACCGTCCAGTACCCGCCGCCGGAGGCGTCCTGGCTGGTGATCCACGTGCCGCCGTCCGGCAGGACGACGCACCACGACTCGACGTGCTGCTGGTGGTGGACGGAGTGCTGCTTGTCAGCCCACGGAACCCGCCACATGGTGCCGGGCGGCACGGCCTTCATGCTCCCCCAGTGCGCGAACTCGAACCCGTCCGGCCTGCGGTACAGCCGGTTGTCGTTGCGCTGCCATTCGTCTTCGTCGGCGAACCGGTAGTCGCAGGTGGCGCAGTGCGACGGCCAGCGGCTGTCGTCCCTCGGCCAGTTGTCCCCGTGCACCCGCTCCGCCTCGGCCTCGGTGACGAAACCGAGCACGACGGTGGCGTCGTGCCCCTGCGGGTACAGCCCCTGATCGCGTCCGGGGCAGATCGTCTTGCTGCCGATGCTGCCGTAGGTGAACCGGCGCAGGTCGCGGCGGTACATGCCGGTCGGCTCGGCGACTACCAGCGGGATTCCCATGTCACGCCGCCATCCTGCTCTGCATCCGGCGCTGCAGTCGGGCTGTGCGCGCCGGGGTGATGCCCGCCGACGGGAGCATCGGCGCGCCGGGGAACGGCCCGACCGGCTTGCAGCGGCACTTCGCGTGCACGGTGCCGGGGAACCCGATCAGCGGCATCGAGTCGGCCCGGAAGTTCTTCCCGTCGGCCGCCAGGCAGTCCGGCGTGGTGTGGTCGTCCCGGTACGTCTGCCAGCCGAGCAGCAGGCCATGGTCGAGCACGGCCATGTCGACGGCCATGGCCGCCTTGGCGCGGGACCAGATCGCGTCGCGGTGCATGCCGAAGTAACGCCGTTCACGCTCCACGCCGTCGAGCAGCGCCCGGAGCGGGTTCTTGCCCGCCGACACCGCGCTGCGCAGGTCGCCGGTGATCCGCCGGCCGATAGACACGACCATCTGCCCGCGCCGGACCTGGTTGAGGTAGGCGACCTGCGCGGTGGCGGGCCCGGCTATACCGGTCGCCTCGGGCGGCATGGACATGACGATCTGCAGCGCAGCCTGCAGGGCCGGGCGCTCGATGCCAGCCTGGAAGTACAGCTTCGCCAGAACCGCGGTGACCGCCGGGACGGTGACTTCCGCCGCGAGCGCAGCCGCCGCAGCCGCCGCCAGGTCGTCGTCGCTCGGGCCCGGGGGTTGCTGGACCGGTTGCTGCGCCGGTTGCTGGACCGGTTGCTGCTGGACCGGGGCGGTCATGCCGACCCCGGCCTCGGTGGCGCCTGGCCGCCCGCGCCGAGGCGGGACGGAGCAGGAGGCGGAGCCGGCGGCCCTGACGAGCCCGCGCCCGGAGGCGGCGGGGCGCCCGTGCCGGGCGCGCCGCGCAGCCCCTCGGGCACGCCGCCCTGCTTCGCGGCTGCCTGCTTGGTCAGGTTCTGCGCCGCCCCGACCAGGCCCTGCACCGCGCCGAGCCCCCCGGCGGCCGAGGGCGGCATGCCGGGCGGCGGGTTGGACGCCATCTGCTCGGCCCGCTGCGCGGACGTCGACACCAGGGCCTGGTGCACCTGGTCGATGTCGAGCTGCAGGATAGAGGCCATCCGCTCGGTGATCAGATCGAACACCGGCACGGGGATGTGCAGCGCGGGCGCCGCGGCCAGCTGGCCGAACAGGGTCAGCAGCGCCGCCATCTGCTCGTCCTGCAGCGGGCCGAACTTCCAGTTGGGGAAGGCCGCGCCGGGCCCGAAGTTCATCATGACCAGCGGCCGGAGGACGTCGTAGCTTAGCGACTCGCCGATCTCCTTGGCGACGGCCTGCCGGGACTTGAGGTAGAACGCGCTCTGGTCCTGCGACAGCGAGTACGCGCCCTTCCCGCCCGTCGCCCCGCCGACCAGGCCCATGAACCCGGCCAGCACGCTCTGCGTCTGCCAGCTCTCCAGGAAGCCCATGGCCTCCATGAAGAACTTCCCGGCGTCTGTGCCCTGCGGGATGACCTCGAAGGCCTTCTTGCTGTCCGGCGGGTGGATCAGGCCGACCACTCCGGAGCCCTTGAGCTGGGATATGTCGTCGGCGTGGACGTTGGCCTCGGCCTGGTCGGACCCGTAGGCGATGATGCGCTGCATCGCCTGGTTCTCCAGGAAGTAGTACCAGAGGAACAGCAGCTTCATCTTCGTCTGGTACACCCAGTAGCTGACGTCCATCTCCGACACGCCGACCAGCGGCTCGCGGTACTTGCCGTGGGTGTGGATGAAGGACCGGACCTTCGGGATGTCGACGTATCCGGGGACCTTCTGCTCCTTGGTGAGCATAAGGTTGCCGCCGAACAGCCAGACCTGCTGGCGGAACCCGTTCGGGACGGCGGTGCGCGAGTTGTACCGCGCCTGGCAGGTGGCGGGCGGCCGGAAGGCGATCTTGTCGTACACGATGCGGCCGTCGGACTCGCGGACCTTCCAGATCTTCTCGAAGAACGCCCGGCGGTAGATCTGCGCGCTGGTGACCTGCCCGACCAGCTCGTGCACGGGGGTGGCCATGCCGCCGTCGGTGTCCGGGGTCATGATGACGCTGCGCGCGAACTCGGTCTCCCCGCTGTCGCCCTTGGCGGGCTCGATGGAGAACTCGGCCTCGCGGATCGGCAGGGTGAGCACCGACTCGACGGCGGAGCAGATGCCGTCCCGGCGGAACATCGCCTTCATGTCGCGGGCGGTGTACTCGCCGTAGTCGAATACGTCGCCCTCGCCGTACCAGGCGAACAGCCGCTGGCCGAGGTCGAACTGGGTGCCGAGCTCCTTGCCGAGGATCTCGCGCTTCGACGCGGGCTTGATGTCCGGGAACGCGTAGATCTTCGCCGAACCGTTCGCCTGCGGATCCGGCGCTGCAGCCGCACTGCTCTGTCCCTTGGCCACGGTTCTCCTCGCTGGTGATCGCCTGTCAGCAGGGTACCGCTGGCCGGTTAGATCGGCGACGACTCGGACGACCACGCGCGCACGTTGCCGCGGCGCCCGTGCTCGGGAACGTCGTCAGGATCCTGCGGAGCCCATCCGTCGATGTCGCCGAAACCGTCCAGCGCGGCCACCTGCTGCAGTTGCAGGCGGCGCACCGCGCGGGGCACCGCGACGCGGTCGTCCTCAGGATCCGGCGCGGCGATCGGGTCGCCGCCGCGCTCCCGCTCCAGCGGCACGGCGTTCGCCAGTTGGCCGCCGTCGCGGGCCCACTTGGCCACGCGGGCGTGGGTCACCGGTCCGAAGCTCAGCGACAGGAACGCGCTGGCCGCCCACACCAGAGAGTCGAGCCGGTCCGGCGACCGCTCGCCGTGCGCCCCGGTGAACGTCGCCTGCTGATCCTCCAGCTCGGTGAACCGCTCTGTCTCCTCGCGCCATTTCATCTCGCCGGTGTCCGGATCCGCCATCTGGAAGCGGTTGACCTTCTGGCAGTGCTTGACGATGCCGCGCTCGTACAGCCCGGAGATCGGCTCGGCCCGGGTGCGCTTGGACTCGCTGGCGTGGATCTTCTCCACGCGCACCCGCTTCTTGATGACGCCTTCCGCGATCAGCGCGCGCTGGACCTGCTCGATCAGCTGCATCATCCACTCACCGCCGTGGTTCTTCTCCACGACGACGGTGGCGTCGAGCTGCGACGCGCGGACCAGGAAACGGCGGGCGAACGGCGCCGGGGCCTCCTGGCCACCCCAGGACTCGACGACGTAGACCTGGTCGCGCATCGGGCCGAGGCCGACGATGGTGTACGCCTGCTCGTCGGACTCCTCGGTGCCGTCGGACGGGTCGACGCCCATCTTGATCGAGGTGAGGTACTCGGGTCCGCCCTCGACGCCGACGCCGGGGCACTGCGCCTCCTCCAGCATCTCACGCGTCCACAGCGCGTTGGCGACGTCGTCGAGCAACTCGCCTTCAAGCTCCTGGCGCTCCAGCCTGGTGCCCTTGGCCGCGCCGACCACCGACCGGAAGAACGACTCGGCCAGGTTGGCGATGTTGTCGATCGTGCGCAGCTTCCGCACGACGACCGGTCCGTCGGCGAACTCGTCGTCGCCGCGCCCGGCCCGGATCAGCCGCCGCACCAGCTTGCGGGCCGGGCGTGACGCCTTCGGGGTTCCGGTGACGATGATCTTCGACACGCCCTTGCGGACGGCGAACCGGACCGACTCCTCCCAGGCCACCTGCCAGCGCTTCCACAGGCCGATCTCGTCGCCCCACAGCGCCCGCAGGTTCTTGCCCTGGACGCGCAGCGCGCCGTCGTCGGCCGAGTCCACGTAGATCACGTGCCCGCTGCGCAGGCCGATCTCCCCGTAGCTGCGGTAGGCGTACTCCACCGTCTTGGACTGGCCGTGCTTGACCTCGCCGGCCGTGGTGCCCAGCGCCCGCAGAATCCCGGCCTCGCCCTCGACGCACACCGTCCAGGCGTCCCGGTAGGTGGGGGCGACGATGCCGTACTCGCCGGGCGGATCGAAGTCCAGGTCGGCTTCGATCAGCTCGGCCAGCCCGGCCGATCCCGATCGGGTCTTCCCGCTGCCACGGCCGCCCTGGTAGTAGACGACCCGCCAGTCGCCTTCGGGCAGCCGCTGCTCCGGGCGCGCCTCGCGCTTCCAGACGGCCGAGGCCTTCTCGACGATGGCCTCGGGGTCCATCCTCCGCGCCCACTCGGACAGCAGGTTCACCATGTGATCAGGATGGCGTCTTGCGCGCCTGCTGCAAAGCCGTGATGTGCTCGGCGTCCAGCCGGGCGCCGAACCGGGCCAGGAACACGGGGTTGGCCGACACCAGCAGCGTGTTGTTCTGCGCCTTGAACCCGGCCTGCGGCTTCTGCGCCGGGTCCAGCTTGATCCCGGCGCCCTCTCCGGAGGCGGACCAGTTGGTGGAGCCCTCGAACCCGAGGCCCTGGCCGACCAGGACGGCGCCCTTGGTGTGGCTGATCTGGTGCGTCTCCGACTGGCCGACCACGAACGAGTTGAAGAAGTCCGGGTGGTTGGCCACGTCGCTGGCGAGGATCTTCCGCTCGTGCACGCCGCCGGACTGCGACTTGTCGAGGGTGCCCTGCACGCGGATGTTCGGGTTCTCCATCAGAGCGAGGATCGCGGCGTTCAGCTCGTCGTCGTCGTATCCGAACATGTTGAGCTTGAGGCTCATCGTCTCGGAGGAC